CCAGCGTTTTACTTCAAACGCCGGGCTTTTTAATTATATGAAATTTTATCTTTAACAGTAAATGAAGGAATACTCCATCATAAAATCTCTAGTTTACTAAAAAATATATGGCAATGATTACTACCACAACAGCGGCAGATATCTTTGGATTAGCTTTTGCTAATGTCCATACTTGTTTTACTTTTTCCATAGTTTTCTCCTAATTAGATGAAGTTTTTATCAATACTGTCTTCATCATTTATATTAATGTCAATACTACCCCAATTTTTTCCAGATTCATAGTCTACTTTATTGGGAATTTCTAAAGGAACAGCATTTTCCATAATATCAATTATTTTTTTACTTTGGGCTTCATCTTTAATTGAGATGTCCAATTCATCATGTAATTGGACCATAGGAGTAATACCTTCAGAGTGTAAATCTATCATAGCTTTTTTTGTCATGTCTGCTGCACTTCCTTGTATTAATTTATTTAAAGCTTTGTAAGTGAAAGCACGTTTAATTCCACCTATACCAATTTCTGAACAGGCTACTTCATAAGTTAATGGTTTATGTAATCCAAATTTTTTTGGTTCCCACATATCAAATCTACATAGTCTTCCTAGTAAAGTTCTAACACGACCACGCTCTTGAGCTCTATCCATTACACTTTTTATTAATTGTCTAATAAAAGGAACTTTTTGATGATAGTCTGCTAATAATTCTTTAGCCTCATCTTCGTTGTTTATACCTAATTGAGCTTGAAGTTTTGCTCTACCCATACCGTAAAATAAACCAAGATTAATTGTTTTAGCCTTTCTTCTATCTATGTTAGCAATGTCGGCTACAATCTGATGAAAATCTGCTTCACCTTTTTTGTATTTTTCTACAATAGAGGCAGCCCCAGTTACTCCTGGAGTTTTTAAAGCAAAGTGCATAACTAATCTAGGCTCTTGTTGGGAGTAATCAAAACAACCCCATGTATGCCCATCTTCCGGTTCAAAAATAGATCTAATACCCATACCTATATCTGAATAAAGAGATGGAAGTTGTTGTAAATTTGGATGAGAATAACTTAATCTCCCGGTTATGGTTCCTCCTTGGTCGCTCTTTAATTGATGTATATCAGAATGTATTCTTCCATTTACCACATAGTTTTTAATAGAATTTAAAAAGGTATTTTTTAATTTATCCATTTGTCTAGCAGTAGCTATGCTTCTAAGTATAGGGTGCTTATGATTAGCTAAATAATTTTTAGTAAAAGAAGGAGCTTTTGTTTTTTCAGTTCTAGCATAATCTTTTACCTTTAATTTATCACATACAGCGCCAATGCTTTTTGCTGCCCATATTTCAGGATAAAAACCAACTTCTTTTTTAACTCTGTTTACACATTCGTTATAGGTAAACGTTAATTTTTTTTCTAAGATAGCTACTTGATCTTCGCTAACTTTAACACCCTTCCATTTCATATCTAAAAGACATGGAAAAACTTTTATTTCTAAATCTTTTACATCATTTAAATCTTGGAGAAGAATTTCTTTTTTAAGTTCTTGCCACAAAGCTAATGTTATTTCTGCGTCACGTTCTGCGTATTCACCTACATACATAGCAGGGAGCTTGTACATCTCTGCTTTAGGATCTATGCCCCATTCTTTCGCAGTCTGATTTAAAACTGATTCATTTTTACCTATACCAATGTATTCATTAGCTACTGAACTTAAATCATATCTAAATCTATTTTCATTAACCAATGTAGCCATTACCATAGTATCAATGATAGTTCCGTGGACCGTGAGCCCTAATCTACGGATCCAACACATATCGTATATGGCGTTGTGAAATATTTTTGAAGCAGGAGTTTTTAATACGTCCTCAAACCACTTTAAAACTTGTTTGCGGCTCATATTAGGCCCATTTTCGTGGGCTATAGGGTAATAACCACACCAATTAGAAACAGCTATAGCGATGCCTACCACATCCCCAATACCTCTGGTTGATGCTGATCCTTTTGTTTTTAAATCAGGATCCTTAGTTTCTAAGTCAATTGAAATTTCATCATACTTGGATAGATCTGGAAATTCTTCCGGTTGTACCCATTCTGTTTGCGCTGTAAATAGCGGTCGTTGCATTATTTATAATCTCTCTCTATAATCATATCAATAAAATGTTTGGCTTTTTCTAAGTCTTCCTTTCCTCCTTTATATTTGTGTCTGCAAATATATTTAATAACATTCCCTTCCGGAAAAAGCAACTTGTTCTCTATTACGAATTTACTTGGTTGTATCTTCATTTTCTTGTAATGTGTTCCACCAATTTGTTTATTATACGTGCTCATATTCCCCCCACACTTCTTCCATTCTCATTATAAATCTATGAAATTCTTCTTCGCTCATATTACACCTCTTAATGCTTCTTGACTTAGTAAAGGAAAAGTATTTTTATAAGTGGAGTTAAAAATATATAACTCTTCTTCCGCTCTCGATACACCAACATAACAAACTCTAATTTCTTCATCTTCTAGTCTTATTATTCCACTATTATAACTCTTTAAACTACCAAATCCCCAATCACTTGATAAAATAACTTTTTTTCTTTCCATTCCTTTTACTCCATGAATAGTAGAAACAATTATATCAGCTTTATTTAAAGTGGGATCATTGTCCCAACACATTTTTAAATAATTATTAAAGTCACTATCATCTCTAAATAAACCGTTTGGTTTTTTCGCTGAAGATTTTCGGCTCGTGGGAAAATAAAATACTTCATGCCACAGTTTATTAATATCAGCTAATACATAATATTTTTCTTTTAAATCCGAAAAAGAATAACTCTTAGTTTTATCTTTAAATTCTTCTGGACATGTGTCTAATTTTGTGAGTGCTCCTTTTTTTCCGTGCTTAACTAAACCTGGTTTTAAATCCTCAATAAGGCGCATAACACGTTGCCCTGAAGTTAAATCTCCCTCTGTCGTAATGGCTTGTCCTTTTTTTAATTTGTTCCAATTGTCAATAACTGATCTAGGTCTTTTTGGAAAGCTCGATATTAAAGAACCTCTATTATCCACAGTCCTAGATTTTTCTTTCCAGATAATTCCTCTGTCTTTTAAATATCTAATATAGCCATGACAATTTCTCCATGTTCTAGCGCACATTATTAGATTAGAATCTATATCTATTATAGGATCAAACTCCCCTGTGTCATGAAGGAAGTCTAATTTTCCTTCATAAGATTTTTTACACTCATATTCATTTCCTAGTCGATGGTGAATTTGATGTACAATGTGTGTAGCTAATCTATATATTTTTTGGGGTAAACGATGAGTGATAGGTAATATTTTTATATTTTCTTTTTTACAAGGCCACTTTTGAAATATTCTGCTGTCCGAGCCTTTCCATCCAAAGATAGACTGATCATCATCTCCTACTAAAAACATCTCTTCTGTTGTCTTACCAAGTTTCGCAATGACTCTCCATTCTAACCAAGATAAATCTTGTACCTCATCAACCATCACTACTTTGTAATTATCAAATATAATATTAGGAGCTAAAGCTTTTTCCAGCATGTCTTCAAAATCAATTACATTATTTTGTTTTTTAAAATTAGTTAGTTGTTGGTAACAATATTTTATTTCTGATCTTGTTAGCTTGGAGTAGTTAAAATTTTTTTGTTTATCACTGTAGTCTAATATCTTTTCTATAACTGATTCTTTTTTATTATTATAATACAAAGATCTGGCTAATACGTCATGTCTTGCGTTTCCAATTAAACTAAATATTAAACCAAGTTTTTTATTTTCAGCTTCGGACCATCCTACGGTTTCTTCATCTTTTCTATCAAAAGCAGAATCATCTAACATTATCCAATTATCTGGATCGGTTTTTAGTTTTTTTAAAAATTCTTTTTTTACTCGTTGATTAAAGACCTCATAATGATCAATACTGTCCTTGCAGTATTTATGAATAGTCTTTATACTTTTAGCCTGGTTTTCAGAATAGTTCATTTCTTCCCGGGCTCGCACACGTAAATTTGTAACTGTAGCATTTGCAAAACCTATCATTAAAACGTCCTTGGGCTGTAAACCTTTACTAAAATATTCACGTAAGATATTTAAAATCTTAGTTGTTTTACCACATCCTGGTCCTCCTAGGATTTTGTATCTCTGTCTATAAAATCTATCTAACATTAATAAGGAGCATCGCTTTCTTGTCCAA